AGTCGCAACTTTATCCAAGCTAAGACAGTCCTCACTACGTTCCAGGTACTCCCGCAATCGCTTAGGGGGTGTAGCACAGTATTCCGCGCTTTCTTCTAAGGTGGGCGGCCTACCATGCGACAGCTCAAACTGGGGTGCCCACTGGCGCAGCTTTGCCAGTATTTCCCCGGCATGGGACGGAATACGAATCATCCGGTCGTGGTAGCTCAGATAGCGGCTAATCGACTGCCTAATCCACCAATAGACATAGGTGGACAAGGCGTAACCCCGCTCTGGGTCGAACTTTTTAATGCCGTGGGCAAGCCCGATATTTCCTTCTTGCACGATGTCAAACATTTCGGTGCGCTTGGAACGTAATGTGTAACGTTTTGCAATGGAGACCACAAGTCTTAGGTTGCAGTTGATGAGCTTTTGATACGCCCGCTTACCTGCCTTTATTTCCCTTTCAGTAGGGTTTTTAGATGTAACCCAAGTTTGTACATGCCGTGCCAGCAAAATTTCCTGCTCTTTATTTAAGAGCGGATACCGAACGATGTCCTTTATGTACTCACTAAAGCCGTCCATCAATAAGAGACCTCCACAATGCTTGGTATACAACCCATACTTTCTTCGAGGCTAAGTGCCACCTGGCAGGCTTTTTCAATAGTCACATAAGAGCAAGCGTCTTCTGCTTTGGACGTCAAGCGAATACCGTTGTTTTTAGGGAAGTTTGCATAATAAGCTGCAAGGTACATAACCTGAGTTCCGTGTGTTGTCTTAAGTGCGTAGCGGGGCATAGGCCGATAATTAGTAGACCCAAGAAGAGTAGCACAGTACAAATCCTTTTACTCGTTACCTTCAGCAGCTTTACGTGACTTAATACGGCCTTCCACACGTTTACGAACAGAAGCCCGCCAAGCAGCTTCATCCTTAGCAACCGCCTCGTTGTAAATTGCGGAAGGGTACTCCCGTTCCAACGCTCTGTAGACTGCGTTACGAATCCAAGCAGTGGGACGTGTGGCCACTTTTTCGGCTAGGTCAAACAGCAATTTTGCCCTATGCGGATCAAGAAGTATTTGCATATATGTCTTATTTCCGTGCCGAATCGCCATCAAGTAGTAGCCCAGTAGATTTTAGTCTAGCATTGTGCTACCAAAGAAGCGCTTGATCCACATGCTTACGCCATCCAGTCTGCTGATCCTTGCGAGCTTTTGTACGCTGCTTACGACACCCCCGTCTTACTTCCCTAGCACCTTCAAGGAAATTGGCTGCGCGGAGCAAATCTGCAGTACTGGCACGCGCTATTTCGTACTGCAGGAACTTCATGATTATCTGCCGCCCTGTCTCCGGTGGCATAGGCAGCATCCATCACTTCCGAAAGACTACAGTAAGAACCCGTTTCCTGAAGGGTACGGAAGGACCACCCGTTGACCGTGCGATAGATGCTGACCATGCTGCGCTACTTATTAATGGATCTCGGACCAACGCTTCCCTATAGAAGGTTCAGCTAGAGGCGGAATGTCTCCCAGCCACTTAGCTTCGGCGCTCTCCATTACTTGTTTTAGCTGGAGCGCCCAATGCTGTGCTTTATCTTCACGAACTAATAAGAGAATTTCATCGTGGATACAAGCTGCAATTCTTACTTCCTGTTCACCAGCTTCCAGAACCTTTGGCCAGAGGTTGCCTAAGGCGCACTTAAGGATGGCCGCACCAGCCCCTTGAATTGGGGTGTTGCACCGTACTGTAAGGCGGTTCATGTCACCTGGCAGAAAGCGCCGCATATCAGAGCCTGGAATACGAATTTCGGCCCACCGATTACTTGCTGTCTTTGACGCGTCTGCGGCATTCTGGTTTTGCCACTGCTTTACGCCTGCATAAGTGTCCAGCCACTGGTTACGAATTGTTGCAGCAGCCTCCACCGTCATAGTGACACCAGAGCTAGCAGCGTAATTACGCAAGCCTTTGGCGCCCGACCCATACAGCAAACCAAAATTTGCGCTTTTCGCAATCTGGCGAGTACAGCCAATAGCTTCAGCAGTGACCGTATGAAGGTCTTCACCAGCCTGGAACGCCTTGGTCATCTTTTCATCCTGCGCCACTGCTGCAGCGAGTCGAAGTTCCATTTGACCAAAATCCGCATCCACAAGCAACCAACCATCAGGAGCCTCAACACACTGCCGAAACTCCGTATCACGGGGAATCTGCTGGTTATTGGGTTTAATGCAGGACATACGGCCTGACTCCGCACCAAGCTGAAGGTAGCTGGCACGTACAAAGCCATCCGGGTCCATTTTTTCAAGGATCCCTTCAGCCATTTGACGACGCTTTTCACTTTTCTTCCATGCCAAATAGGTCTGTATGACATGGTGGTCCGCAGCGTAATCCTGAAGGGCTGCCCTACTAGCACTAGGCTTGCCTGTTTTATTGTCCTTCGGCACTGTTCCCAGAAGTGCAGTGAACTTTTCTAACAATTGCTTGGGACTACTTAAGTTTAAGCCTGCTTCTAGCTTGGTCCCACGACGAGCATCACCCGTAGCTTTCGGCCTGAGGTTAAACGCTTTCGGCGCCGTTTCAATCTGTTCAATTTCCGCATACCACTTTTCGTAGTCTGAGTCGTCGTGCCCCATTTGCGTGACAAGGTCTCGAAGCTTTGAAAGTCTTTGAGTATTTGCTGCTTCTCTTGGGAGCTTATGTTCCGCCGGAAGCGCGTTATCAAGTTCCCGTAAAAAGTCTCTACCGAGCGCATCAATATCGTGTTGGTAATCATTACAAAGCTGCTCAAGGCTGGAACGGTTCCAAGGAAGCCCGGTACGCCACATCTGGGCCATAGCGGGAAGTGCTTTGCACTCTAATGCGTACGCTTCAGCAAGCCGTGCATTTTGCAACGCCACTGTAAGTGGGTAATCCAGCTGCAGCAGCACCTCAACATCTTTAGCGGCATAGACCAATTGGTCTCGACTTAAGACTGGAACGCTCCAATCAGACCGCTGCTGTTCCTTGTCAAGTTCAATTTTGAGGACACGCTTAGCCACATGGGCTAGTCCGTGTCTGAGGTTAGGCGTTCCATTGTGGTGGAGCTTACTGGCAAGCATGGTGCAGCCAATTCTCCGGCCACGCACATAGATGCCGTGTTCTTGAAGCCAGCCAAGGTCAAACACTGCGTTATGGGCTAACCAGTACCGTTCACCGTTGGTAAAGAACAGGCGGAGTTTTTTCCAGCCGTCTGCATCTAACTCAAAACAGTCAATGATGACGATGGTTTTACTGACTTCGCAGCCAAGCTGGATCAAGCGAAGTTTGCCTATTTCAGGCTGTAGCTGGAGCGTTTCCGTATCGAAGGCGATAGAAATTGATGTCGAGATCCTGTGCAGGTGCTCGACACCGAAAAACAAGTTGTAGTCAGACATGGGTGGTCTTCAAAGAAGTGTGTATTCAGGAAGTGGGCCTGTCCATTCGGACTCGTGTTGGCCGTCAGGACTGTACCAGCCGGTGTCATCAATACGCCAGCCAGCAGTGCAACGCTTTAACGCCTTGTAGTTTTCCCAGACAGGTTCTTCAGGAAAAGGATTGCCGTAGTCGTGTTCCCAATCGTGCTCGCTGATGCCAGTGGGTGTATACCAGCCACCTTCGTCAGCTTCCCAGCCTTCCGCAGTACGCATTTTCCAGCGTTTGTCTTGATCGGCCATAGCAGCGTCAAACTGAGCAGCATTAACAGCGTAGTTATCGAACCAGGCCGCAACCCGAAGGTTGTAATCTGCGGCATCGCTCTGTGCGAAGCTTGGAACGTGCTTGAGTTTTACGCCTGCAAAGCTGCTGGTATCAAATGGGTGTGTAGACATAATTAAAGAGGAAAAGTTTCGTAAGAGGTTTGCAAGAGGTTTTTGATGATTACCTCTAGCTCTGCAACCCTATCATTGGAGTCAAGGTCGCAGACAATTGGGACTTCAGCTGTAAACCATTTGTAACCACAGGCCGGGCATTTGCGGCCTCTAACCACGCTTGCTTCAAAACGAGGTTTAGTTTGAGTGACCCAGCGGTCACCTTTTTGTGGTGACCGATTGCAGTCTGGGCAATTCATGCAAGAGGATCATCATAAGGACTGGTTTCAAATTCCAAAATCAAGCGGCATAAGTACCATCTGGCTTTGCGAAGGTCTTCAGCACCATTTTTCTGGCGATACCTCCAGAGGTACTTGATGCAATTGCCGCGCAGATAGCCGATAAACTCATCGAATGTCATTGCGGATTTGATTGCCTCAATACATTCGACGCCGTTTGCGCTTTGGTAGTGCGCGGGAAAGTTGACAGAATCAGTCATCATGAGTCCTCCTGTGTGGTGATGACGGGGGCTTCTTTGATTAGTTGGAGCAGAGTGCCTTTCTGTCTGCGACGAGAGGTAATCATGGTGTCGGCGTCGGAGTAAGCGGCGGCGTCGGCGGCCCAAGC